GTTCCGCATTGGCGCTGGCGACCAAGTTATGAGCGTCACGCAAATGCTGCCGGATGAAAAGTCGCAAGGTGACGTAAATGCCACCTTTAAGACGCGCTTTTACCCCAACGGCACTGAGCGTTCATACGGGCCTTACTCTATGAGCAACCCAACTTCGGTCAGGTTTACCGGGCGTCAAGTTCGTATGCGCGTTGAGGGTGAGCGGTTGGCGGATTGGCGTGTTGGCATTAACCGTGTTGACGCGGTTGCCGGGGGGCGTCGATGACGCAGCAGAACCGTCCACCAGAGCCAAGAGATAAGGATTGGCAGACTTGGGGCCGACGCCTTATGTCTTACCTATCTCAGACGCGCTCACCGCTGGTCCAGCAGACTGGCGATGAAAGCGCGGCTGACGATGGCACGCTTATGTGGGATCGAATTAACCAATATCCAGTTGTGAGCAAAAACGGCGCGTGGGTGCAGGTTGTGCTTGAAGATGGCCAGTACGCTGGAGCCGTGACAACTGACCAAACGGCTGCGGCTATAAACACGGCCTATGCTTTGACCTACGCCTCCAGCACCTCTGACGGCATTGCCAACGGCACGCCAGCTTCGCGCATTGTGTTTGATGAGGCTGGTCAGTACATGATTAGCTTTTCGGCGCAGATTGCATCAACATCAAGCTCAACTGTAAACTTTTGGTTTTGGCCTCGCGTCAATGGTTCTGACGTTGCCGGGTCAACAATGAAGAACGCACTGCATCAAAACGGGTCTGTTTTGGTTGTGTCTCGCTCGGCCATATTTGAGCTTAACGCTGGGGACTACCTTGAGGCCATGTGGGCAGTGGACAGCACCAACGGCTTTCTTGACGCAACAGCCGCAACCGCGTTTGCGCCTGCCGCGCCTGCCTCAACTATAGCTATTACGAGGCTACATGGATAAAGAGCTTGAAAGATGCAGGCCATGGATCGAAGCCGCGCTGGGGTACTCTGGCGGCACGCACGACTTCATTGACGTAGCCGAAGGCGTCTACAAAGGTACGATGCAGTTGTGGCCAACGCCAAAGGGGTGCATAGTAACTGAAATCGTGGTATATCCACGAAAGAAGTTGTTAAACGTGTTCCTTGGCGGCGGTGAATTGGATCAGATTTTGGATATGCACAACGATGTGATAGAGTGGGCCAAAGCGCAAGGATGCACAGCATTGACTATGACGGGACGTTTTGGCTGGAAAAAACCATTGGCGAAGCACGGTTGGAAGCCACTGCACACGTCCTATGTTAAGGAGTTTAAATAATGTCTGGCGGAAAAGGTGGATCAACAACCTCATCGGTTACAATCCCAGAATACATTGAGGCCGCTGCGCAGCGCAACCTAAACAAAGCCGAGCGCATTTCGCAGATCGGCTATACGCCGTACTACGGTCCAGACGTTGCTGCGTTCACACCCATGCAGCAGGCTGCCTTCCAAGGCACCGCCCAAACGGCAAGTGCTTTTGGCTTGCCGGGTGGCAGCATGTCTCAGCAAGACATTATGGGCGGCATGCCTGCGCCAACGACATACGCTGGCGGAGTGCAGGGTTATTCTGCTGCGCCAATCTACGAGCAATCACTGCAAACATTAGGCGAGCGTCGTCCCGGCCAAAAGGCTTACATTGACAGCTTCTTTATTGACCCATACGCAGGCGGCGCTGCCGCTGGCAACTTTGCTCCGATTGATTATACCAGTTATGGCACAATGGCAGATCAGGTTGCCGCACAACAGGCTAATGACTTAGCCATTGCGCAGGCTGGCTCTGCGCCAGCCCCCAGCACAGGAACAAGTTTTGCTTCAGGCGAGCTTTCTGCGGCTTTACCGGGCGGCGTAAACGATCCGTTTCTCACAAGCCCAATTAGTCAAGCAATAGCTGAGGCAACAGATACTCAGCGCCCGGTCGGCGCACCAGAAACCTCAATACGACCAGTTCCTCGGCCTGTTGGTCTGGGGGATATTAACCCAAGCCAGCAAGCGTCAGTTTACATAACTGATCCAGCAGAAGGCATAACAGACACATCCACTGCTGGCACCGGTACTCAAATTATGAATGATTTGAGTGAGTTCGGCACTGGACTTGCCAGCAATACGCTTGCTGGTAACATTCTGCTTGGCCCATCATACAACGTGGGTGGAGCAAATAATCCTATTGAAACCCCGACTGTTGCAGAGATGCAAGCCAGCGCGCCTCCAAACATGACTTATCAGCCCTCGACAGGTTCTTATGTTGCTGCTCCGGCTCCAGCCCCAGCTCCGGTTCAAAATAACAATAATGACAGCGGCAATACTGCGCATGAGGATATGATGAAGGCCGAAGCATTGAAAGCAGCCACCAAAACAGCCACAGCTTCAGCCCCAGTAAGCACGGTTCGCCCTATATCAAGAGATGACGCGGCTGGCGGTGCGGATACGGGTGACAGCGGTGGTTGCGTAGTCGCCACACACGCAGTCAGCTCAGGTGCGTTCTCGCCAGCGGCCAAGCGCGAAGCTGTTGTTTGGTGCATGAATGTATTGCACGGCAAATGGTGGGGCGAGGCAATCCGCAGAGGCTATCGTCACCTTGGCCGCAGCAAAATTGAGCAAGGCAAGGCGCACGAGCATTACCAAGAGTTCCGTGATTACATTGCATTTGCCTCTGGCAAGAAACGTACAGTTAAAGGCGCTATTCACTTTGCAGCGCGCACAGCCCAATTCTTTGCGGTTGGCTTAGTTAAGAAGGACTCATAAGATGGCAGGCGCAGCACCAGCAACCACAATGCAACCTCAAGCGGCTCCGCAGCCGCAAGCTCAAGCGCAGTACACTCCAATGGCTCCGCAGCAGCAAGGCGGCTTTAACGTAAACCAAGCATCCGCAGGCGCGTTGCAGGGCGCAATCGGCGCAACCCAGCAAGCGATGCAGGGTCCGATCAATATCGGAGCATATGCTAACCCATACACCAGCGCAGTAATTGACCGAACTCAACAAGACATTGAGCGTCAACGCCAGATGGCAATGAACACACTTGGCGCGCAGGCCACTGCTGCCAGAGCGTTTGGCGGATCACGTCAGGGTGTTGCTGAGGGCGTTATGGCTGGCGAGTATGGCCGCATGGCTGGCGACATGGCGGCGCAGCAACGTCAGGCCAACTACAGTCAAGCATTGCAAGCCGCAATGGCTGACCGTCAGGCTCGCCTTGGTGCCGCGTCCCAGCTCGGTGGACTTGGCCAGCAAGCGTTTCAGACAGGTCAAACAATCCAGCAGCAGCAAGCGCAGCAAGGTCTCTTGCAGCAGGGTATTCAGCAGGCGCTCATTGATGCGGCGCGTCAGCAATACGCTGGTTACACAGGCGCACCATCGCAGGCATTGCAGGCACCTCTGGCTGCGCTTGGCGTTACGCCAACGCCGCAAACTACAACAAATTCCATGCAGCCCGGCTTGTTCAATTACTTGCAGCTTGGCGCAAGCATGGTTCCGAATTAAAGGGGTCTACAATGGTTATGAATCCGCAAAATGAGCAAATGAATAAGCCGCGCGGTGGCTTGCTTGGTTTGTTTGACAAAGCCATGAAGACAGATGAGGACACTGGCCTTAGCCCGCTGCAAAACTTTGCTGCGGCGCTTGACCCGTTGATCCTGAAGGACTTGCGTGGCGGCGAAGGCATACGTCAGCAAGGCGTTCAGCGTGCAGCCACAATGTCAAAGAATAAAACTGTTGATATGCTTCGAGCGCAGGGCCGTGATGATCTAGCTGATGCCGTGATGAACCGCACCATTGGCGCTAAAGAAGCGTTTGGAATTATGCAGAGCGAAAAGGCTGCTGACACTGCCTTCCAGCGGCAGAAAGATTTGGCGACGTTTAGCGCCGGGCTTAAAGCTCCAAAAGATAATCGCACGGCTCAAATTAAAAACTACGAATACTTTTTGGCGCAAGGTAAAACTCCAGACCAAGCCGCTGCTCTAGCCAAAACTGGTGACGTGTTTAATCTTGGCGGAGAGAAGCCAAATGCCTTCCAGTTGGCGCAAGCAAAAAAGCAAGCTGACACATATGCTTCGTATGCTCAAGGGGCAATGGCCGCTCAAGATGCTTTAGGTAACCTTTCCATCATGGAGCAGCTTGCCTCGCAACCGGGCTTTTATTCCGGCTCAATGGCAGAACGGGTTTTGCAGGTGAAGAAAGCGGCTGTTGCAATGGGCGCTGACCCAGATTTGGTTAAAGACGAGGAGGCGTTTAACGCTATTGCCAAAAAGACAGCACTGGACATTATGGGCGGGTCTCTTGGGGTTGGCTTCTCAAACGCTGACCGAGACTTTGTTACATCTATGGTTCCGGGTCTTGAGAACACAATAGATGGTAACGCTGCAATTATTGACATTCAAAGAAAAATTCAAAAGCGCAAAATTGATCTAGCTGTACTGTCAGACCAGTATATTGAGCAAAACGGTGACCTATCGGGCTTTACAAAATTTGTAAGGGATTGGGCTAAGGAGAACCCGCTATTCCCTAAAGCCCAATCCACACCGGGAATAAGCTCAAACGCCATGCAATTTATGGAGGGATAAGGATATATCATGGCAGAATATACCGTAGAGGACTACCGAGCCGCCGCAAAGAGGGCATACGACGCTGGAAACATCGAAGCCGCTGAGGAGCTGGCCCAAGCGGGAATGGCACTTCAAGGCTCCATGCAAGAGGAGCCAAAGGACGAGATAGACACGTTTGGCGAATACGCTGGAGATGTAGCTGGCGCAGCAGCCGCAGGTCTTGGACGCGGCGCGATTGGCACACTTGAGTTGCCCGAAATGGCTGGCCGCGTCATACTTCGCGCCGGTCAAGAGGCGCTACAAGCTGCTGGATTTGACGTTGGCGAAAATTTGCCAATACTCGACACTAAAACTGGAAGAGTTCTGAGGTCTGGAGTAGAGGCCGTCGGCCTTGGCGACGAACTTGATTATCGCGGCCAAACAACTGCTGGCAAGTTTGCGGGTACAATTGCTGAATTTGCGGGTGGGGCAGGCGCCTTGGGGGCTACCGGAAAAGTTGCTAAAGCTACTGGCAAGGCTGCACAGCGCTTATCTGGTGCATCTCCAGTAGTGGGTCGCGCCGGAGAAAGCCTGTCTTCCGCTGGTTCCAGCCTGCAGAAGGCGGGCCTTTCAGCCCCGGCGCAAACAACGGCAGTTATTGCTGGAGCGGGTAGCGAGGCCGCTGGCCAAGCGCTTGAGGGAAGTCCATTAGAGCCAGTTGCAAGGGTAATTGGAGCCTTAGCTGCGCCGACCGCTGTTGCCCGTAGTTTTAATTTAGCGGCAAAACCCTATGATTCGTGGATTAAGCCATCTCAAATTATGAAAGAAGTAAAAACTGGAAATGAAGTTGTAGATGCTACATTGAGCAGAGCTATATCAAAACCATCTTCAGAAACTCAGTACGCGTTTAAGAACACTGCATACAGAGAGGCTGATAAGGTGGGAGACGTTTTTACGGAGGCTGACATCATTGGCCTTTACGCGCAATCAGACGATAAACTCAAATCTGGTTTTGCGGGTCGCAAATATGACGTTAGGGGCGACGGTCACATTCAAGAGGCCATGGAGGTGTTGGAAAAGTACACCAAAGGTAACTCTACGCTTATGAATATTGACGATATGAAGCAACAAGTTAGAGCAAAATATGCCAAAGGAATTGATGGGCGAAAGCCGTATGACCCAAGGATAAAAGCAATATTAGATGATATTGACGAACTTATAGAAACAAAAGCTAAAGGTTCATCACTCCTTAATGCTGCAAGGCTGGGCCACGTCAGGACTAAAAAGCTCGAGCTTTTAGAGGACGCATTGGGAGCAGCGGATAAGGAAGTAAAGGCTGGGGCTAGTATCGTTACGCGATACAAGGCCGCAATAAAAAAACTTTCGACCAACAAAAAAGATAAGTCTTACTTTACGGCAGATGAGATTGCAGCCATGGAGGGCATTCTCGAAGGCAGCCTAGACGATAAGGTTTTGCGTCAGTTTGGAAAGTTGTCGCCTCTAAACGGCTTTAACTTTATGACCGTTATCTCTAATCTAGGTATGGGTTCAGCGGTTGCCGCTGGGGTTCCATACGCTATACCTGCTCTAGCAGGCTCAATAATTGCAAAGCCTATCTCAGAAGCAATGATAAAAAGCCAAATTAAAGACTTAAATAGATTTTTGGCAACAGGATCAGCCCCAACTAAGTTCAAGCCACAAATGGCTCCTAGAACACTAGGTCTTGCCCCACAACTTCCGCAGGAGCAGCAATAATGGAACTTAAACCAAAATCACGCAGCGAAATCGAAAGCATTGTCCAAGACGCAATATCGGATGCGGTGGACTTTGTTGAGGGCGAGATCAGTGATGATCGGATCAAAGCCCAGCGCTACTACGACGGCGAAGTTGACCTTGGTTACGAGGATGGCCGCAGCAAGGTTGTAGCCACAAAGGTACGGGATACCGTACGTTCTGTGAAGCCGAGCCTGATGCGCATATTCCTCAGCACAGCCAAGCCCGTTGAATTTGTACCTCATGGTCCAGAAGACGTGGCAATGGCCGAGCAGGCCACTGAGTTTATGCACCACGAGTTTACCCGGCTTAACGGCTACCGCGTGATGAATGACGCCTTTCAAGACGCGCTGGTTAAAAAGCAAGGTATCGTGAAAGCATACTGGATGACATATCCAGAGGCCGAGATTTACACGTTTACAGATCTGTCTGACGACGAATACACCTACCTGCTGGACGATGACAGCGTGACTGTGCTTGAGCATACGGCTGAAATGACCATTGAGATCGATCCAATGGGCATGGAGATTGAGCTGCCGATTCACAGCGTTAAACTTAGCCGCCAGAAAGAAATGGGCGAGCTGTGCATTGAGAGCGTTCCGCCTGAAGAGTTCTTCATTAACCGTGACGCTCGCAGCCTTGCCGACGCCTACGTTGTGGCTCACCGCACGGACATGCGCGCTGGCGATTTGATTGCAATGGGCTACGACCCAGACGTGGTGCTTAATCTGGACAGCTTTGAGAGCGGCTCAGACATGACTGAAGCCGAGATATATGAGCGGCGCGGTTACGACATGGATACGTCAGATGAGGACGTGCAAGACCCATCCATGCGCAATGTTGCCGTGACTGAAGCCTATATGCGCATTGACGTTGAAGGCACTGGCGTACCCGTCCTGCACAAAATCACATGCGGCGGCACTGCATACGAAATGCTTGACTTTGAGCCATGCGATGAGCTGCCTTTTGCCAAGTTTGAAATAGACCCGGAGCCACACACATTCTATGGCCGCTCACTGGCCGAGATTGTTATGGATGACCAAGACGCAGCCACATCGGTCCTGCGCTCGATCCTTGATAATGTGGCGATGACAAACAACCCGCGCCTCGGCATCGTTGAGGGTGCAGTCAACATTGATGACGTGCTGAACAACGAAATCGGAGCAATCGTGCGCATGCGTCAAGCTGGCGCTGTGCAGGAGCTTTCTGTCCCATTCACCGCAGGCCAGACACTTGGCGCGCTGACATACCTAGATGGCCTCGTAGAGAGCAAGACAGGCGTTTCCAGAGCCTCAATGGGCCTAGACCCTGATGCAATGCAGTCAACTACAAAGGCCGCTGTGCAGGCTACTGTGCAGGCCGCAGCGGGTCAGGTTGAAGTCATGGTTCGCAACCTTGCCGACGGCATGCGTGACTTATTTGGCATTATGCTGCGCTTGATGAGCAAGAACGTAGACGAAGAGCAAATGATGCGGATGAATGGTACGTTTGTGCCTGTTGATCCACGGGTTTGGGATTCAGGTTTTGACGTTAGCATCAATGTGGGTCTCGGCACTGGCCGTGAGGAAGAGAAGGCGATCGCACTCAACCAAGCGCTGCAAATGCAAACGATGGTTTACCAGAACTACGGGCCGATGAATGGCTTGGTTAGCTTGACCAACATTCGCAACACGCTGGCGGATCAGCTGGCTGTTTCGGGTATCCGCAATGCTGACCGTTACT